TTGCACCGAGAACGGCAATATCGACGATATCGTCGCCCTGATGCAGGATACCCACGATGACCTGACCCCACGTCAGGATACCTCCCTGGCCGCCATTACCACCCAGTGCATAGAGCGATTAGAAGAGACAAACGCAGCTGATGGCCCTCCCGGCCTGTCCACTGGCTTTACTGCATACGATCGGGTGATGGGTGGGCTTCAACCCACAGATCTCATCATCATGGCCGGTCGTCCGTCCATGGGCAAAACCGCCCTGCTTCTCAATATCGCCCGGAACCTCGGCCACTGTCAGGAGTCGGGTCTGATATTCTCCCTCGAAATGTCAGCCACCCAGCTGGGCAACCGGCTTCTGTCAGACGTCGGAGGAGTGGACTCCCAGATTTTCAGACATGGCAAGGTTCCGAGTAACCGCAGGTGGCAGGAAATCAGGGATGCTGCCGACACTGTTTCCCAGATGCCAATCCACATAGAAGACACCCCGGGAATTACCATCTCGCAGGTGGAAACCCTCAGCCGGAAATACCACCTGCGTCACGGCATCCGCTGGATTGGCCTGGACTACCTCCAGTTAATGGGGGATTGGGATACCGAGAAACAATCCGCGATGAGCAACATCACCAAGCGCCTGAAGAATCTTGCAAAATCCCTCAATATCCCCGTGATGGTTATCTCGCAGCTTAACCGAGCCCTGGAATTACGATCGGATAAAGTCCCCAAACTCTCCGATCTCCGAGACTCCGGCTCCATCGAGCAGGACGCAGACATTGTGCTGTTCCCTTACCGCCCATCGGTCTACGACAAGAATATATCTCCAACAGTCGCTGAACTCATTGCCGCCAAAAACCGAAACGGCCCCATTGGTCCATTCGACCTGGCTTGGAGTGAAGAAAATATGAGGTTCTACGACGCACCGGATTTTGGAGGTCGCCCATGACTGAGACTGAAAAAAAACTAAAACGACCCGCAGCCCTCAAATACCTCCAGGATGAAGGGTGGGAAGTCGCCAAAACCAAGTTTTACGACGATATCAAGAAGGGGCTCGTGTCCCTGCAGCCCGACAAGACCCTTCGTCAGCAGGACCTGACCAACTACGCCCGTGCCAATCTCAAGCGCAAGGCCGGGGCTGAGTCAGGGGAAGCTATTGCCAAAGACCAGGGCGAAAAGCTCCATGAAGAGATCCTGAAAATCCGCGCCCAGCGGGAGAACTCGCAGTTTGACCTTGCCGTGAAGCAGAAAAAGTTTCTCCCGAAAGCTGATTTCGCGCGGGAGATGGCAGCACGCGCCCGTGTCCTTGACACGTATCAGGCCCATTACTTCCGAAGCAATGCCTCAAAGCTCATTGCTCTGGTGGGTGGCGACCTCAAAAAGATTGACTCATTTATCGAGGCCATCGACAAGGCCCGGAAAGAGTCTTTGAGTCGATTTGCAACCCTGGACCAGTTCCAGGTGATGATCCTCGAGGGAGGCCCCGACGATGAGTAAGGTAAACCACTACTAAGGAAAGGATTGGATATGAGATTATTCAAGGATCTGAAATCACCTTATCAAGTCGAACTTCCAGTCCCTGTGAAAGGGAATGGGATTCCACGAATAGAAAATACATACGCTTGGGTTCTTGATGATAATTTTTTCGTCATTCGAAGCAATTGCCGAGGCGGTCGGCGGTTATCCCTTATGCACATGCACACAAAAAGGCATATTATCGGCGGCTTGAAATGGAATGATGTTATTTCTGTTTGGAATGGCATTAAGTATGAGACGTGTTGGACCCATAAAACACAGCGCGGGGTTTCTTGTAGTACAGATCAAAGCCTCGTAATGATGTTGGGTGTGGTTGGACGCGAAAGATCTTATCTCACGTGCTATTTAAGGCCGATCTATCTGGCTAAAGTGAGCTGAAATGGTTGACACCTTCGACGTCCCCATCGAGATCCCCACCATCGACCTGTCGGACCCACCGGCATGGATGTCCCCGGCCCTCCTCGAGGAGCTGAAGGGCAATCCCGGCCCGTTTGAGTTCAGGTTCACCAAAGGGGAGCGGAAAACCTTCAAGCATGAGCCGTACATCAAGGTCTCGGAGTGGTCCGGAAAGTATCGCAACATCACCAAAGGTCCGATCCAGGGCCCCTGGCAGAACTCGTTGACGCAGTATCTCGTGGGGATTATGGACGCCATGGACTACCCCACCGTCCGAGAAAGCACGCTGATGAAAGGGCCGCAGTCGGGTGGAACCGAATCAGCATTCAACTGGATCGGTAAAAAATCTGATTGCGAGCCCGATGACATCATCGCCTGTTTTTGTGATGAAACCACCGCCAAGGAGAACAGCAGCGACCGTATCCAGCCGATGTTCAAGACCACGCCTCGGCTGGCCCGGCACCTGACAGGGAGGGCCGATGATGAGAGCGGCCTGAAGCTGAACCTCTCCCACATGACCATCTACCTTGGCTGGGCCAGCTCCGTTAGCCGGCTTGCAAACAAGCCCATCCGCTACGCCTTTGCCGATGAGATCGATAAGCCCGGTTGGGGTGTGCCCCAGGCAGAAAAAAAGAAGAAGAAAGGCGGCCAGGACTCCAAGGAAACCAGCGCCCTGAACCTCCTCCGCAAGCGCCTGATCACCTTCAAGCGCCTGGCGCTCTCGAAGCTCTGGAAAATCTCCACCCCCACGGTGGAGTCAGGAAACGTCTATCAGGAATTTATCGCCGCTGACGTTCGTTTCGTCTACTACGTCAAGTGCCCTGACTGCGGCCGCCATCAGGTGATGGAATTCGAAAACATCAAGTGGCCCGGCGGAGGCAAGGCAGATCCGTCTGATGTGGAAAACAACCGCCTCGCCCGATACCACTGCGCCCACTGCGAGTCCCAATGGGACGACGACATGCGCGACGAGGCAGTCCGTGGTGGCGAATGGCGCTCCCTCCACGCTGAAGGGTCCAACGAAAAGCCCCTGGAGCTCTTCCGCTACCTGGAGACCTTCCGCCCGGCAAACATCGCTTTTCACCTGCCCAGCTGGGTCTCTTATTTTGTCTCCATGTCCGAGGCCGCCGCGTCGTTCCTTAAGGGCCTCAAAAACATCGACGACCTGAAAGACTTTTTCAACGCCCACAAGGCCATGCCTTACATCCCGAAACGCAGGGAGCAAAAAGCGGACGTGATAAAGGCCCTGAAGGATGACAGGCCGGAGGGTGTGGTGCCCGGTGGTGGGCAGGTGGCGACTTTGCTTTTCGGGGCCGATACCCAGGGAGAGGGCGATGGATGGTGGTATGAAATCCGAGCGTTTGGCTACGGCATCATCGGGGATTCCTGGCAGATAAGGGCTGGATTCGTTGAAACGTTCGAAGCACTGGAAAAAGTCCTCTGGGAACATGAGTACAAGGATGTGGATGGCAATATCTACCCAGTGACATTCGGCCTTATCGATGCCATGGGGCACTTTACCTCAGAGGTTTACGATTGGTGTCTCAAACATCGCGGAAAAGTACTCCCCATCAAGGGAGAACAGCGTATGAGCACGCCTTTCGCGTTCACAAACCTCGAGTTCTACCCCGGAGGCAAAAAGGCCCTCCCAGGCGGCCTCCAGCTAATCAGGCTCGACACCAACTTCTACAAAAACAGGCTTTACTCCAAGCTTCAATCCACCATCACCGACCCCGGAGCGTGGCGATACAGCTCCGCCACCACAGACCACTGGGCCGAAATGATGGTGGCTGAGTATATTGATGAAGCAACAGGCCTTTGGATGTGCCCCGATAGTGTGGACAACCACGGTTTTGATGTCTCTGTTTATGTCTCTACGGCATACGATTACTTAGGGGTAAAACATTGGGCGAAGCCTAACCCCATAGAAGAAACCCCTACCCCGAAATCACAACCTGAAGATGACCAGCAAAACAAACGACGAAAGCCCTCATGGTTCAACAGGAGATGAGCATTATGAAGCACGCAGCGATCTACGAACGCAACCGCCCCGCCCCCAAAGATCCGGACAAAGGCCGAGCTTTGACTATCAGCATTGTTGCCCAGCGCCTCGAATGCAGCGTGAGCAACGTCTACAACCTCATCAATAGCGGGCAACTTGTAAGGACCAAGGTGGGGGCCAAAAAAGGCTACCGAGTTTATGAGTCGGACCTCGATGCATACATCAAAGCCTGCACTGATGATGAGTGCGCACTCGACGGGTGATTTTCGGCTGGGCGTACAATAACGGACACCCGAGGCCACTGCAAATAAAGGGAAACTAAAAATGAATGTTGCGAATTTGCCTGACAAAATGAATCTCCTCGAACAATGCCTCGCCGTGGTGATGGGGAAGTGGCCGGCGGCTACCGTGGAAGGAATCGATATCCAGAAAGAGGAAAGAGCGATCCGGTTTTCCATGCCGAATGGTTACCTGCCAACAAGGCGTTTCAGGGTGGGGTTGAGTGGGTGTGTTGAGGAATGTGTTGACGGGGGATTTCTTGGCACCTCAGGAGCTGCGAGAGTTATTCAACAGGCGTTGAGGTCGGAGGTGGTGGCGTGATTCGTCTTATTCTGGCGGGCTTCGGCTACGCAAAAATCACAAAAGAATCCGTGGAGCTGGCGATGGTTTGCCAAAGTATGTGCAAGCGTGAACTTGACTGTGGGTTGACTCAAGAGGAGAAGGAGACAGCCTTGGAGGCCACCACATCCTTACTTAACTATATGCGTTCATGCCGGGGGATTACGGCGAGGAAAGACTATTGACCCATTTCCGAAAGATCTATTTTAGAGATCAATATCAAACAAAAAATCTTATCCCCATTAAAACATGGATAAATAATATTTACTTATATAGATTAATTATTAATCTTTATAATCCTCATTATCTCTAACTGCATGTTCTATAAATCGCAGAGTCCTCGGGGTTAAATGTCCATTCTTATCAATAATACCTATGTCGTAATAATATTTTCTATCAAACATTGACTCAGATGTTATAAACTCCAAAATTTGATAGTTAATACGCTTAATTGGAACTTTACCCGCAATAAGATTAGCTACTTCTTTACTATTAAGATAATAGGCTAATACGTTATAAAAAGCATCTTTACCGTCATTAATTGATTCCTTTTGCAATATACTTAGTTGATTTTGAAGGTAAGTTTTTTCCTGTTCCATCTTCTTAATATGTTTTTGTGCATCATTTCTCTCACCTGTTAGTACCTGCATTTTTTTAAAAAACTCATCTTTTTCTCTTTCAGCCAACTGAGCCCTCATGGCCAAGTTCTCGAGCATTTCCTCCATTTCATTGTTTACTTTTTCAAGCTTGGCTTTTTCTTCTTCCTCTTTGCCTTCAGTCTCTTTTACCTGTTCTTGGATTTCGATTTTAGATTGTGCCATATCATCAAATCTTGACTCGATCCGCCCATACCCTTCGTCGAGATGCTTCAACCGTTCTCCAAAACGCTCTTCCATTCGACCAATGACCTCAGAGATCCTCTGGGTGAACTCATAAGAGTCATGGTAAAACTGGTTGCTGGAATCGGTGGACTTAAAGTAGAAGGCAAGAGACATCCCCATGGCAAATAGCGCAAGTATCATTGCCAAGAGATCGGAAAAATTGAACTCGCTTAAATTTACAGTCAGCTGAGACCACCCCAATCGCCAGGCGGCGATTGCGAATAGGATGAGAATACCAACCCGTAGCCCCAATCCCGTTATGTCCTTAAGAAATGCTTCAGCCTGTTCGAATTTCCCCTTGGGATTGAACTCTTTTTTCATGATTGTTCCTTATATATGGGAGCACTTTATCCTAAATGCTTTTTTGGTAAGCTTGGATGGTCTTCTGCTGAGGTATAATTAGCTTCCAAAATCAAGCACAGTTTACTTTAGAATGCAAGAAACAATGATTCTTCAGTGACGCTTCAATTGTTGAAGGTGGTGAGATCAATTTGAAATCGGAGAGCCTCAAAGATCACTTCACACAACCTTGATTATGACAAGGCGCATAGTTTTAAGTTGAGACTTTTTTTTATCGCCATTAAAATCAACATAAAATCTCAATATTAAAATCAAATTTAAAGCAGATTCCCTCCAGGAAATTATAAGCAGTTGGCACCCACTGGGGTGTTAGGCAACACAAACCCAAACATGGAGGTGACATTTATGCACATTAACAAAGAATTAGCCCACGTTTGCATTTTTATGATGACACAGGTTATCCTCAACCTCGGCTGAATACGTAGTACTTTTATTTTATTGATCATTTATATCACATCATCACTGGGGCCGTTGAGGTCACCGCAAAGGGTTTTACCCAGCATTAAAATAGTTTTCTTCAATATCAATGTGAATGTGGGCGACAACAATAGTATTAAGCCCCGATAATTATTAAGGCATATCAAGTGCCCCAGCGTTGTCTGGGGCTTTTTTTATGCAATGATACAACATGGCAGCCCAATACTAATTTCATTTATATAGTATTAAAATTTTCCATACTTTCCACAGTTTCCATATTTTCCATAGTTTGCACGACTCCCCCTCCTTTATAAGTTATCTCTCTTCCCATGGGACAACCACTTTTCACATTAGACGAGCTCAATGACCAGATAGCCGCCTACAAGGCGGCCCTCAAGGCCATCGCTGCGGGCGAGGAGATCACCATTGACGGCGAGACCATCAGGAACGCCGACCCTGAGAAGATCCGGCGCACCCTGAAATGGTTTGAGGCCGAGCGAAACGCCCTTCTTGGCTTCTCTCCTGGCCTGGTTCTCAATCGCGGGGTGGTGTCGCGATGAAGAAATGGACTCAGGCCCTAAAGAAGGTCAACCTCTTAGGTAATCGTTCTGTTTCTGGTTCCGGCACCACGGGCAAGGTGCGCCATTCTGCGGCTACCCGCCAGGGTGCCATGAGCAAATGGGTTGTCAAGAAAATTAACAAAATGTCCGAGAGGCTGGAGCGCGAAACCCTGACGGACCGTGCCGTTGATGTCGCCATCAACGACCCCAACGCCGCATCCTCCGTAGACTCCATGGCCGTCGGTATTGTAGGCACCGGCCTTACGCCTCAATCCTCCCCACCGTCTGAAATCCTCGGCTGGGACACTGAAACCACCAGTATTTTCCAGCAGCAACAGGAACTCGCCTGGAATCTTTGGACCAAGGAGGCCGACGCCAAGGGCCGCCTGCAGTTCTGGGAGCTGGAACTTCTTTCCGTTTACAACTTCTTGATGAAGGGTGAGTTCTTCCGCCAACCTGTGATGCTTGATGAGCCTCACAGGCTTTTTTCCCTCGCTATTCAGACAATCGATCCGGAGCGCATTCAGACCCCACCCGACAAGATGTCGGATAAAACCATACATGACGGCATCAAGCTCGGCAGGCGCGGCAACTCCGTTACGTTCTACGCCCGGGAAAATGACTCTTCCGCCTCCAGCTCAATCGCGCCTGCCACATTTACCCCGATTCCCGCACAGATCGCCCATCGCCCGGGCATGCTTCACGGCTTCGTTCAAAAATTCGACGAGCAGGTACGCGGAGTCTCCCCCCTGGCCCCGGCGCTGAAGCTGTTTAAAGACCTCGGAGATTACTACGACTTCGAGCTGATCGGCGCCATCGTTGCTGCCAGCTTTCCTGTTTTTATCGAGACATCTCTTCCCGACGCCATGGCAGCCAGCATGGTCTCAAATGACGACTATTGGGACAAGCTGAAAAAATACCAGGAACTCAGCCCCGGCCAGGTGGCATATGGCGGATTCGGGCAAAAACCCCATATCTTGAAGAACGAGCGGCCCAACGACGCCTTTGCCGTGTTTACCGAGCGTATCCTGCGCTCTGCCGGTGCCTCTATGGGTATCCCTTACGAGGTCATCGCCAAGGATTTCTCCAAAACCAACTTCGCCAGCGCCCGGGCTGCCCTCCTTGAAGCCTGGCGGGTTTTTTCGGTTTACCAGAAGTGGCTTGTGGGCCATTTTTCACAGCCCTGCTGGAACCTCGTGCAGGAGGAAGCCTACCTGCGCGGCCTCGTCAAGATCCCTAAAGGCAGCCCCGACTTTTACGAAGCCCGCCAACTTTACACCATGGCCAACTGGAGGCCCCAGAAGCGCGGCCATGTGGATCCCAAAAAAGAAATCGAAGCTGCTGTGCTTGCCATGGAAAACAACATCGTGACCCTGGCACAGGTGGCCGCTGAATACGACGGCGAATGGGATGGGAATATCAAGCAGCGTGCGCGGGAAAAGAAACTGGACGCAGAACAAATGCCGGAGGCAGCCCATGAAGAAGAGTAGAGCCCATGCTTACCTGTCGCAGCCTTGGGCCATTGCACCTGAGGGCCTTGATTCTATTTCTGCTGCCGTGGAGGTATCCGAAAACGCCCCCATGTTCTCCGTGCGATCCAAGGCAGCAGACAAGATCCCTGAAATCATTACATCCAAGGGTGTCGCCATTGTCCCAGTCAAGGGTGCCCTTGCCAAGGACCACGGCTGGAACTCTTTTTACTCTTCCTGGCAGGTTTCCGGTTACCTCGGCGTCCGCCAGCAGATTGAAAAGGCTCTTCTTATGCCTGGTGTCCGGGCCATCCTGCTTGATATCGACTCCCCCGGCGGCACCGTGGACGGATGCCTGGAGCTGGTGGACTTCCTCTCTTCCGTCTCCCTGCCTCTTTATGCATGGGTGGACGGACAGGCCACCAGCGCCGCCGAGTGGATAAAATCCACCGCCATTGAATCTTACGCCCCGGCTACAGCCATGCACGGCTCTATCGGGGTGAGAACGCACCACACAGACTGGAGCGGCTGGAATGAACAGAAAGGCCTGACGGAAACCTATTTTGTAGCACCCGAAGGCAGCTACAAGGCCACGCCAAACCCCGACACCCCCATTGATGAGAAGACCAGAAAATATGTTCAGGGGCAAATCACAAGCGCATACGCCATTTTCCGCGACTCCGTGGCCGCAAATCATGGCCTCACACCTGATGCCATCGACGCCATGGACGCCAAAGTGTTTCTCACCGCCGAAGCCATAGAACTCGGCCTGGTCACCGGGACCATGCCCGATATCGATACCTGTATCTCTCATATCGCCAAAAAGGAGGGCGACATGGATAAGAACACACTCAAGGCCGAGCACCCCAATCTTTACGAGCAGATTGTACAGGAAGGGGTAGACCAGGCCACAGCTACCACCGAAACAGCTATCAAAGCCGCAGTGGACCAGGCCCTCTCTCTCATGGGTGTGGTGGCGGGGGAAGAGCTCTCCGCCAAGGTGAAGGTGATGGTTGAAACCAACATGACCGCCGAGCAGGCCAAGGCTCTGGGCGTGACAGCTGCACCCGTAACCACCGAGGCTGAAGAGGAAGAGGAACAGTCCGAAGTCAAAGCCAGCGACACAATGAAGGCTGTCCTTGCGGCTCTTCAGAAACTCACCCCCGGCGTCCTTTCCGGCGGTGGCGGTGAAGGCGGCGGATCTCAGGACTTTGACGCCCTGGTCTCCGCCCATATGTCCGCAAATGAAGGCTGCTCCAAAGGCGTCGCTATCCAGGCCGTTGCCAAAGCGAACCCCGAGGCGCACACAGCCTGGCTCAAGAAGCAGCAGAATAAATAACCGCCCGCCCTCCAAGCGAGTGGGCGCAACCATAACCCCATACCAAAGAGGAAATCATCATGACCTGGAATAACGGACCTCTTACCAGAACGGCGGGGACGGGCGGTGTCAACGGGCAGCGCCTGGTGAAACTCTCCTCCGGAACGGTTGTCTACTGCACGGCCACCGCCACCGACGATCCCATCGGAGCCACCCTTGGCTACGCCGCCGCAGGCGATCCTGTGGCGGTGAAGACCCTCAACGACCAAGGCAGCCTGGAAGTGGAAGCCGCAGGGGGCATCCCCTTAGATGCGGATGCATTCGCAGCCGCTTCCGGCAAGATCTCAGCACTCCCCGCTGTCGCTGGCACTTACCGCAGGGTGGGTAAAGTTCTTCAGGCCGCCACCGCCGACGGCGACGTCGTACAGATACTGCCCTACAACGACGGCAAAACCGTTACCGTGACCTAATCCGCGACACCATAAGGCGATGCGGACAACCAATTTCGAACCCGAACCGATGAGGATACCAACATGAGACCGACCGAAGGAACCCCCGTATATCGACCCGATCTGGGTGCGGTTATTGAAGAGGGCCTGGGATTTGAAGACATGGGGTTTATCGGCATGCAGTTAATGCCGTCGCTCCCTGTCCTTGATGATGCAGGGTCTTTCCTTGTGCTTCCGGAAGAGGCGTTTAACTCCATGGAAGATACCTCTCGTGCAGCTCGTGGCGCTTACAACCGTTCCGACTGGACCTATGAGGAGGGTATTTACCATACCCGTGAACAGGGACATGAAGAGCCCATCGACGACTCGGAGCGCAAAAAGCTGGAACGCCGTGCCGGGTCTATCTCCGTGGATAACCTCGCCGTCAAGCGGGCACGGGGTATCATCGCCCGTGGACAAGAACAACGCATTGCAAACCTTATCCAGAACGAGTCGAATTTTTACACCGAATCGGCCTCTGCAGCCATTAATGCCGAATCAAGCCCCGGCAACCCCATTGAAATCGTCAGGGATGGTGTCGCCTATATGCGGAAGACCTACGGCATTATTCCCAACGTGGTGCAGATGAACTGGCTGCTTTTTGAAAGCCTGAAGGTCAACTCGTTTGTGGTAGACCGCCTGAAGTACACTTTCCCCGGCATCGACATTGAAAAGCTTTCCGCTGCTCAGGTTGCGCATATGCTGGACGTGCCCCAGGTCCTCATCGGTGGTGCCCAATACAACGCAGCCACCCAAAACAAGAAAAAAACGGTCACCCTCACTGAATTCTGGGACCCCAACTATATCTTCCTTGGCCTGGTTTCCCACAGCGATGACGAGTTGGACCCCTGTTGCGGACGGACCTTCGTCTGGACCGAGGACAGCGCGGAAGAGCCCGTTGTGGAGACTTACCGCGAAGAGCAGATCCGGTCCGATATTTACCGGGTCCGCCATCAGGTCGGGGAAACCCTCCTGAAATCAGTGGACGACGCCGGCACCGTCGTCACCGACGTCAGTCGGAAATGCGGCATGCTGATCAAGGGTGTTTACACAACCTAACCCCCAACCCTGAGGTCCCCATGAACGACCTGATGGAAACGTGCAAAACATACCTCATCTCCTTTTTCGCCTGGTTGTCGACGGTCTGGCAGTCGGCTGACATTTGCCTGTCTACCGCCACACGAATTCTGGTGTTCGTGGCTCTGGTGGTGAGGTTGTTTGGCACGGACATCCCGGCCGCCATGGACCGCTACCGCAAACGGAGGGCGCGATGATTGACGCTGCTATTGACCGAATCGAAACCTCACGCCAGGGCACCATCGGTGTGCTGCGTATTGACGGGAAGGTTCACAGCTTCACGCTTGAGCCTCCCGATCGCGGCAATGCCCCCGATATCTCCTGTATCCCTCCAGGGCAGTACGCATGCCAGCGTGTGACATCCCCCACCCGTGGCGAGGTGTTTGAGGTGACGAACGTAACCGGTCGGAGCCATATCCTCATCCATATCGGGAACACCTCTCTGGATACTCAGGGGTGCATCCTCCCTGGCCGCAGGGTGGGCCATCTGGAGGGCCTCCGGGCTGTTCTGGACTCCGGAGGGGCTTACTATGACTTCATGCAGATCATGGCCGAGGTGGACGAGTTCCCCCTCACAATTCGCAACGCTTATTAAGAGGAAAATATCATCATGGAAGCACTCCTGATTCAACAGGTTCTGATTCCCCTTCTTGTGGTGGTTTTGGGCCCTATCATCAGCTGGGGTGGTGTGGAAATCACCCGATGGGTCCGCACCAAAACCAAGAACGAACGGGCCGCCGCTCTGGTTCAGCATATCGTCTCCCTTGCGGAGGGAGCTGTCCAGCAGGTGGAGATGCAATTTAAGCCCAAGCTGCCCGTCGAATATTTAAGCCCGTCCGGGAACTTAAACAGTATAGGTCAGCAGGCGGCTCAGCAGGCGGCCCGAAAACTTATCAAGAAACAACTCCCGCGTTCCGGCCTGAAATCTATCGAGCACCTTGTCCCCGATATTGATGCTTTTATCAATAACCAGATCGAGCGTGTCATCGCCACGGGAAAGAGGTGACCATGCTGGACCGCCGCAAAGCCGCCCTACGGCGCATGCTCAACGTATCAGGCACGGACATCACCCTTGACGGTGCTCCCCTCCGTGCCCTGGTGCGGCGCAATGTGGCGGACCAGCCATACAACCGCGTGGATATCACAGTCCACGCCGACGACATCACCGGGGAACCGGTTCATCTCACCCCGGTGATTATCGACGGAACGGAATACACGGTGCTCAATGAGGATAACCTCAGGCCACGTGGCGGCGATGATCGGTGGATCATTCCCTTGGGTGCCGGTCAAACGGCCACCGCACGCATAAAGCGAGGTCGCTATGAACACTAATGACATCACAAACTACATTGTCGCGGCTCTCCATGAAAACCCCACGCTGAACTCAACACTGGCAGGTTGGTACGGCCAGGAGCCAACCATCTTTATTGGTATCAGCGATAAGGAACGTCCATCAGA